TTTGGCAGGCTGTTGTAGTTCGCTGGGCGCAGCGTCTCAGTGTTAGACCACAAAATGTTAAAACTGTGGCGCTTCACCTCTTTCTGGCGATAGCGTTTAAGGGTTTTCTCGGCCTTCTTGCGCCAATCTTCCTCTCGCTTGTCTGCCAGCTTCAACTCCAAGAGCCAGCGTTTAACAATGCCAGCTTCGCCTTTGCCTGCGTCTTCAGGCCGTTCTAGTGTGCCGTTGTCTTCCATCATGAAGCCTTATAAATGAGTGCGTTGCCGTTGATCGTCCAGACTTCGCCGGTCTTGGTAGAAGTCCATGTTGCGCCGCTAGTCCACTGTAACGGGTCAAAATCCACCTTCAGTACAGCACCAGCGGGGGAACTGATTGCCAAGCCGGTGTAAATCTCGGATGCGTACACTTTGCCGTTCAGAGCATAAGAGGATGCTGCCAAGTTGCCAAACTGTAGATCAGCACTGCCAGCAAAGATAGCCCCGCTGGTTCCTGTCTGCTCCGTTCCGAGCTGCGTCCATTCAACGTGATCTTTGGATGTGTAGAACCGCACCTTACCCGTGGCAGATTCACGCTCTACAGCCAAATGGATAGAGATGCCATCAGCGATAGGCATAGGCGCGGAGGCTGTCACAGAGACAATAGCCGTGCCGTCCAAAGAGTAGTTCAAGCGAGGATTGCCGCTTGTCTGGATGTTGACTGCGTAAGAGCGCCCACCTACTCCAAGGTTGTCCTTGGCTACTAGGGTTTCTACTGATGCGGGCGTCCAGTCATTCAGCGAGCATTCAATAATCAGGGTAATGTTGCCCGTAATCTGGTTAGCTACAGCGTTGGGAGTGCTGAAATAGTCCCCCGATGCGGTCATGTTGTAACCGTAAGGGCTAATTGTGTATGTCGGGCCATTGGTCAGGAACCAATTGTGCGCAGCGGCTGCGGTGCCTGTCTCCGGTGAATTGGCTTGACGAAAACGAAGAACCCGTGCATCCCATTGTCCAGCGGGAAAGCCTCGGGAATCTAAATAAGCATGCCAGTCGCCTTGATAGCTCTGAGCCGTGCCTGTAATCGCTCTAAGCGCCCTTTGTAGCTCACCCATCAATGAATTAGGCATATTCGTCCCGTTTGCGTCTTGCGTTGGCCTTGATTATCTCATTAAAGGTTTGTTGTGTGGCGAATTTAGGCGGCTCGGGTAGTTTTGGCTTCATTTCCTCACGCCATACCAAGCAAGCGTAGCGGAATGCGTCTGCGTAGTGGCTTGTCCAATCATGGCGGGGTTTATCTCTAAATGCCCGTTTATCCTCGTCATACTCGCGTTGATACTGCTTGAGCGCGTCTAGTCCATCAGCACACTTGCTGTCAATAAAGCACTCAGCCAGCGTCAGGCGAGAGGCTTGGATACCGTCAATCAATCCCAACTCGGGGACAATGCGCGGCTTCCATCCTAGCCCCGTGAACTGCTGCTCAATGCTTCGCCCTGTTTGCAAGCTCTTAGCCCGTGCATCGTGCGGAAGATAGAGCCAGTCCCCGTACTTGTAGGGCTTGGCCTTCAATACTTCGTTGTAATGGCTGATAGGCTGGCCGTGCGTGGCGTAGCAATCAATCAGGCGTAGCTCTTTACCTACTTGGAACCACCAGATAGCGGTGTCATCCGACCATCCCAAATCAAGGACTGCGTGAACTTTTAACTCAGGGTCGTATAGATCAGCCTTGATGCGGCCCTGTTGCTCTGCAAGCCATATCTCTTTACCGTAGATCGCGCCCGGTAGTGCTGCGTCGAAGTCGCACTCCATTTCCTGCCGCCATGCGTCCTCAGTCAACTCAAGGCGCAGCGCGTCTAGTTCGCTCTCAGGCAGTAAGCCGGATTCACTCGCTTTGATGCTTAGGGCCAGCCAATCGTTGTTAACCTTGGCATGCTCGTAGATTTCCCAGAACTGATTGCGGCCCTTAGGCGTACCAATAATGACTGCCCAGCCTTGACGGTCAGCAAGTGCGGGGCGAATGACATAGCCCCATACGCTAGGCTTCCAGTCCCCGTATTCGTCAGCAACTAAGCCATCAAAATACAAGCCACGGAGTGCATCAGCATTATCAGCACCGAATAAGCGGATAGAGCATCCATTAGGATACGTCACCCGCAATTCAGACTCATTGATGACAATCCCCGGCACTGGTGCGCTATATCGCTTGATGTAGTCCCATGCTACCGCCTTAGCTTGCGAGTAGAACGGAGCAACGTAAGCAAAGCGCCCGTCATTGCCTTTGAATGTAAGCGCGGCCTTAATTAGCTCGTTAACGCACGAAACTGTTTTTCCAGCACATTATCGCCGGTGGGCTACAACAACAGCCCACCGTTCCCTCCTCATGTGCAATGCTCTAAAAGCATCCCGCATCTTGTACGGTATTGTGATTACTGAGGCCAATTTTTACCCGCCCAAATTTGATAAATGGCGCTTTTGCTTACGCCATACATTTTTGCATAGGCAATGCCGGTCATTTCCTTTTTGCGGATATGTTCCACCGACTTGTAATTTAGCTTTGCAGTTGTTGATTTCTCGCCTCGATTGTCTGGGCAGAAATTGCGTTTACGCTTTACGCAATCTTGCATGTTTTCAGCCAATGTCCCAGCACGCAGATGTGCAGGATTAACGCAAGCCGGATTGTCGCATTCATGAAGGATTGCCAACCCATTAGGAATTGGCCCCTTGTATAGGTTGTATGCGACTCTGTGCGCTTTAGCCGTTCCATCACTACGATGGCCTAATCCAATCACGCCATATCCAAGCTCTTTAACAGCGCCTATCCAATTCCAGCATCCACTCAAGGCCTCAGGGCTTACCTTGTCATGGAATCTGTCCCATAGGCTTCTGCGTAGTCGTGTGTCGCCTTTTGCCATTATTCCACCCATTTGATGACTAGGCCAATATCGTCGCCATCTTTGCCAGTGTGCTCTTGTCGTGCCAGTTTAGGGATGTGATATTCCACTACTGACTGAAACAACTCAAAAGCCTTTGCGGGGTTGGGCTTGATGTCGCCCTCTGGATCGCCGTCTGCTACCTTGTCGAGCCACTCAGTGAGCCTATGAGCGTTTCCCTCAACAAAAGAGGCAATGGCCTGTCTTGCCTCTTGCGTCGCCTTGTTGGGCGTTCCTGTGGCCCTGCCGCCTGTTTTAATACCCTTTGCCATGTCATACCTCTAAAACTGTCTAGTTCAGATGGCCAATTATGGCACGCTTCCTGCTTTAGCGCGCAGTCAGGTTTGCCCGAATCAAAGCTGCTGCTTGTGCTGCGGTGTTGCTTTGGGGAACTTGAGTCCAGCCTGTTTTATCGCTGGTGGTCGTGTTCAGGTTCTGCACATAAACGTCAGTGCTAGTGCCTGCGTTCAGAAACTTGGTGATCTTTGCGCCGGAGCCATCGGCTGCGATCTGCGCTTGGAGTTGTGCCTCAGTGAAAGCCATATTACCCTTTCTTGCGGAGAGCTTCCGCTAGTTGTTTCGCCTTTACGCCTTCATTCGCCATTTGCTGTGCTTTCCCCTGTGGGATGCCTACACGTTTAGCCACTGCTTGATTGTGTGCAGCGGCTTCAAATAGTCGGTGTTGGGCTGGTGTCCAAGGCATAGGGCTATTCTAGGCTTGTTTACTCATTGGTACAAGTTGATGGTGCAGCGTCTCCACCTTTCGGCTTCTGCCCAGTCTACGACGCAACGCGCACTCAGGTACGTGGGTTTCCTTTCGGGCCTTTACACCATCAAGTAAGCCGCCTGTACTTTAGCTGCATTAACGTTAATTAATGCCAAGCGGCTTGCTTTATGTATCCATTCTCAAAATTGCGCTTATGTTTTAAAGGCTCGGCGCTTTTGATGCTTGCAACACCTAAACACTCGGGCAGATGTTGGTCGCACTTAAGAGAATTGTCCAGTCTAGGATTGAGACTGCCGGAGGGAGCTCTGAGCCTGCCCTTTGTTCTATTTTAGCACTTCTGCCGCTTTTAGCTTGCCTGTTTCGCCATCAAAAACAAATCTCAAATTTGGCTCAAATAGATTTTTTTCAGCCATTCCACAGAATACTCCATCAACTGAGCAATAGGTATAAAAATACGCAATTGAATCTGGTTTACTTTCTTTTTTGATGCGGTAAATGTTGCTTTCATGCCATTGCGGTGATTTCACAAATTTATACTGACCACTAAGCGGTTCGTACATTTCAATCTCAGCCCCATCAGCCCATGCTTTGATGATTTCTGCGTGTTTGTGCGGTGTCTTCATGTTTGATCCTTAAGGGCCGTAGCCCTTGGGTTTATCGTGTTGCGATCTCGGCAGCAATGCAACGCTCGGAGAGCATCTGACGCGCTTTTTCGCCCAATGTGGTGCGCTCTTTGATTACTTCCCATGCGGCTGTGTAAGACTTTCCATCACGAACCATATGAACAAAAGATTGAATGTGACGCTTTGCGTTTATCTCTGCTTGATCTTCCATTGTCTTTGCTGTATTGCGCATATTTCTCTCCGGTTGCGTTGTTGATGGCTCAATCATAGTGCCTGTTTTAGCGTCTGCGTATTAGGGTTTACCCTAGGTTTATCAAAATAATTGCGCCTACTACCGCTAGCACAATCGTTACAACAAACAGTCCACCCGCTAAGAGTGCGTCTAGTTGCTCGTCGGTCATGTAGTCGAATTCTGGAATCATGCTGCTTCCTTTGTTGGGACTGGTGCCCATTGCAATGTTTCGTCTTCTCCGTTATTGCCTCGGATTGGGCGCAAGCGTGAATCACCGTGCAACCACTTTTCGCGACCGTCTGAAACAAGCCAAACGTCATGCCCGACCGCACGCTGTTCTTCAGTTTCAAAGCCTTGGGGAACATGCCGAATGCATGTAACAACTCGACCAATAACTGACTCACCCCAAGCCGAAGCAATCACAATCGCAAAATCACCTTGCTTGCAGTTCATACAACCCCCACGTTAAAAATTGAGTTCACGCCCGAGTAAATGCTCGGCTTCTTGCTTACCTCGTAGTCGTACTGGTCGTTTCGTCCTACCTTGTGCGTGCTTTTGATCGCTAGCTTTCCATTGCGATACAAGCTGCTTAAAGCGGATTGAACTTGTATTTTGCTCAGTCCCGTGCGCTTCATGATCTTCTCACGGTCTGTGATGCCGGAGAGCATGCAGTTGTAAACTATTTCCATGCTCACGCCACTACCTCCGGCGCTTTGCTGCGCATTCTGTTGGTTGCTTTTTCAATGAACTTTTCGTACTCGCCACGGCTGATGCTGGTTCTTTGCAGGTGGTGCCACTCCATCAACTCACGGATAGCGTATTTCTCGCCTTCGGTTACATCCCACTTTCCCCACTTGTCATAGCGGTTTTTCAGCTTAATCAGCGAGAACTCGGCCACTTTGCATGCTTGCATCACTTCCGGCCCTACACCATTACGCGCCATCGTCTCAGCGATGCCTAGCATTGCGCACAGTCCGTAATATCCGTTTAGATCGTCGGTGTTGTTTAGCAATGCGCTCAGAAAGGCTTGTTCACCCCGTTGCAGCTCTGCCAGTTTGTCATCAGGGGTAATCATGCATCCTTCTATCGCGAGGCTCACAGGATTCATTAATTGGTAGACCTTACGGCGGCATTGTTTTCTAGACATTCTTTTCTCGCTTTGCAATTTCACGCTGGATGTACCAAATGCTTTTTTTCATATCCTCAATGGCGTCCGCTTTCAGGTCTGCGCGCCAGATGTACTTAATGGCGTTGCCGAGGTTAAAACCCATGTGCTCAGTGATCTGAATGCACTCAATGCCCGAGTGGTGATTTTTGTAGTGCCTGGGGTGGTTTACGGGGTCGTTTGACTTGACCGTTGCAACTTGCACAGGCTGCCAATGGCTGTGGCCATCACAAGGGTCGCACTCTACCGATCTACCTTCTATCCCCAAATGCTTGCAATTTATGCAGTTTTTTACCGTGTCGTTTACCATTTGTAAAGCCCTCTCTTTGTTAGTTCTTCCACTGTTTTCAGGTGCGCTTTAGTCCACATCTCACGCTTCTCTAATGCGCTCATTGAATAGCCTTGGTCTAGGGCTGAATGACAACGTGAGCAAAGGCTTGCACATTTGTCGTCGCTTGCCTTCAGCCCCTTGGCTTTACCGTCTACAGCCCAATTTGAATGTGCGCCGCAAACCGTACCGTCATCCCGTCCGCAGTTCTGGCACGGTATCGTGCGGTAAGCCTCCATCAGCTTTTTGCTGCGCACGTATTGAAATTTAGGTCGGGCTGTCATTAAAAATCACTCCTTGTTGCGCTCCAAACGCTACAGCCAACTCAATCATCTCCGACATTTCCGCTATGGTCATCTTTGATGTGGACTGGCCTAGCACCACAAAACCGCCATCAATACCCGGAACTGCCCTCTGCTTTTTCAGGCTTGCGGATAGAACCCACTTCCATTCTTCGGCTGTCAGATTTTGGCCGTACCAGTTCACCTGATTGGATATTTCTGCCAGCGTTGCCCACATCTTTGCGTTTTGCTCATTGCTTCGGGTTTCCTCTGTCAGCGTTAGCACCAGCTTTTTACCGGCTTGTAACCCTTCTTTTGCCGCTTCCCACACCGCTATCATGGCAGTGTGTCCCTGTTGCCGGTTGTGAAGAACTACCCGCATAGCGCCTGATTGCAAAGATTTTCCACCGTTGCCCATGCCTTGCCGATGTCCTGATTCTGCGCAATATCTTTGATTGCTCGGATGCTCTCGCGCAAAATTTCGATTTCCTGCTCACGCTCTAACGCCATGCGTTTAATGGTGTTTAGTGCGTCTTCGCTTACGTTGATGGTTTTCATGCCGCACCGCCATGCATAAGTTGCTCTGCTTCACGGCGGTACACGCCTGCAATGCGGTATTGCTGCTCTGCCATACCAAGAAAATACTTGTCGGGGTAACGCTTCCAGCCTTCATTGCTTTTAAAAAGCTGCTCGTACTCTTTTGCACGGTTCAGGTACTCCCCTGCAAAGCTAAGTTTTTTGATTACGGCCTCTGGCGCTGGATTGTGCAAAATTTGCATTTCTCTCTCCGTGTTGTTGATAGCTGAATTGTCTAGCACTTTTTCACGCTTGCGAATTAGGGGAAACCCTAGGTTTGCAAAACTTTTAGCGCCCTGAGTGCCGATTCCACGCTATCCACCATGCAAACGGGTAGCCCTTGCGCTTCCTCGGCCTGTTTTGCGTTCATTCCCTTGCGCCCGTAGCCTGTTTTTGGGTTTTTCACTTCCATGTAGCAGGTTTTCTCGCCTATCCATACTTGCAGGTCATAGGGCTGGTGAACGATCTTGACCCGTGCGCCTGCTTTGCGTAGAGCCTCGACAATGATGCTTTGGTTAGCGTCCGTGCGTCTTGCGTATCTCATCCAATCGCTCCCTCACGCCATTGATCAGCTCCAGCTCGGGAAACATCGTCTCGTAATTCTTGAGTGCCCATCGTGCATAGTCCTCGTCAATCTTTTTTAGGCTCAGGATGTGGTCGATCAGGCGGCTTCGGAGTGTTGCGAGGGGGTGCATTCTTGTCTCCAAATATGCGCTGCCAGTTCTTGCGGAATTCGTCCATGTCTGTCGGGCGAGGTGTGCTGCCCTTTCCTCCGTCGCTCATAGCGGCTGCTCCTTTATGCGTGCGCGAATAGCTTTTGCCAAGTTTTCGCAAACTGTTTTGCCAACATCCCCACGGTTGTCGTCGTGGTAAGGCCAGATTGATGCAATTCCATCCTCGCAAACCTTCGCGCAAGCCTCCCGCTCTTGCTTGGCGACAAGCTCCGCAAAGCGCTCCAAATCCTCTTGGCTACCTGCTGGACTGAATTGATCGCCAACATGGAACCCAGCCTCTCTAGCCAGTTTGATGATGTCGGTCATGCTTTCGCCTCCGGTGGAGTTGGCGCGGCTGCAAGCATTGCGCGGTAGACGGCGCTGTAGTCCTCGTCCTCGTCCCACTCGCTGTCTGTCGGCATCGGGCAAATTCGACCAGCATTAATCATTTCAGGCGTGGCGACTACCGGCACCAGCTTGTAGCCTTCTGGCTGCGCTTGCTTGGGTGCTGCGTGGCGATAACCTCTTTTGAACCATACTAAAGCGCGTTTGGTGTCTACAGCTTCAGGATTGATGCCGGTTGTCAGTCCAACAAGCTCGCAGAATTCCTGCTCTAGTTGCTCATCCGTCAGAGGATCTTGCGCTTGCTGTGCTTGCTTGATGGCGGTGATGGCTTCACGTGCTTTGACAACGCAGGCCCAGCGCTCTGCTTTTTCAGCATCACCGTATTGATCGCGGGCATGGTCGCGGTTGTACTGAATGATTGTTTCCAGCGCCTCCAGCGCCAGTGCTAATACGTCTTTGGTGGTCATAGCGTTTCCTTCATGTCTCGTATTGATCTTGCGCAAATCTCTCCGTACTGTCTCTCCGCACCCGTAGACCATTCTTTCTCGCACTCCTTCGCAGCTTCCTCCAGCAAGTCGATCAGGGCTTGCTTGTCGTATAGGTTGTCATCGTCTTTGTACGGCCCAGCCCAAGCCCCGTTTCCGTGCCGTAGCTGGTTGTACTTAACGATTCCAAGGTCAGAGACTTTCGCTACCGGCTCAGGCATCTTCATGCTGGCCTCCCTTCAAGTCCTTGCGTTCACCATCCCAATCACAGTTAAGGCAATGGCATTGGGCATCAAAGTCGTGCGCTTTTACGCTGTGGCAGTAGTGCTCAAAAGTGTTGACCATCACAGCGTGAACCTCCTTCACAATTACTTGATCGGTGCCGCACTCGGGGCAGGTAAGCAGCGGTTCGGTCATTGCTGGCCTCCCTTGGCTGCGTCAATGGCGTTGTATCGCGCCTCAAGTGCATCAACTGCGTCGTCCAGTTCCTTGCCAAAGTAGGTCTGGAAATACGCATCAGCGACGGATATGTCATCCTCATGACGCTGATACTTCTCGTTGCGCAGTATTTGATAGCGGTGTGCATTAGCGTTTATGCTTCCGTCAGCATCAAGAATGAACTTGTCTATGTCCTCCCGAAGAACGGGCATCAGAGACAGGTTGGCAACCCACTGACAGCGCATCTCATAATCAAGCGATGCAAACTTGCGCCACCGCTCCGCATCAGCTTCCAGAGTCGCCAGCTTTGAGCATGTGATTGCAAGCTGTGTTTGCAGGTCTAGCACTCCGTTGCGTAGGGACTCGTTCTCGGCTTGCAGCGCTTCAATGGCATCGGCGGCTTTCTTGATTACCTCCGCTTTATCTTGGTGATGCTGCGCCCACTCTGCTACATATTTCAGTTCGGTAATCAGTGTCATTTAGGCTCCTTGAGGGTGAATAGGGGAATCCAGTAGCCCTCGTAGGTCGGCTTCAAGGAGTTCCACTCAAGATCAACAACATCCCCATGCTCCTTTACAAACCAACCCATCGGCTCCTGTGCAAGCTGTGCCGCTGCTCCCTGTGCGTAGGCTTGTGCTTGGCCCAATTTGTAGATTTCTTGCGCAGCCGATAAAAAACCAGCTTCTGTAAAAGATCGCTCCCCTACGTTTTCGTAGGAGTGGTTTAAGCTGATAACCAGCAATCGCATCTTTTCAGGCTCCGGCAACTCCGCACTAGCCAGCTTCGCAAGAATCGCGGCAGCGTAGGCTCTGGCAAACGCAATAGCCTCAACCTGATTCATTTCATCAATGCCCTGTGCGTTCCACAGTTTCCATTCTTCATCATCAGTCAGTAACATTCTCACCTCCTAAAAGTCTACCTATAAGCCTAAACAGTCCAATTACCGCTAGGGATAGGCCAATTATCGTTAGCTTGGTCATTTTGGGAATTAGGGTTTACCCTAGCTAGTTCGTTTTCGCTTAGGTCGCCGGTCAGGAATAGCGCTTGATTTACTACGTGAGCGGGTAGGTCTGCGCCTGCTTTGCGTTGGTCTAGTAGGTTATGGGCTTCTGGGTGGTTCATTTGGAATTAAAAATGCTTTTTGCGCCAAACCACATGCAGGAACCTTTGCATTTATCGCATGTTCCGTCTGGTTTCACTTTGCATTCTTCTAGCCGATCAAATGCGGATTGCACTGGTTCACCGTTTACCTTCTGAATGCATTTATGAATAACATGAAACATAGTCTCATAGTGTCCGTGCTTTCCCTCTGCCATTTTTTCGTTGTATAACTTTTGCGCAAAACTGTTTATTTCTGTTTTGTCATATTTCATTACTCGCTCCGAAAACTTATTGCCCGAAGCATTTTTACATACCATTTCGGCAATTGGATAACCGCAATGTCCGGTGCAAGCCAAGGTTGGAAATAAAACCCCGTGCATTTGTAGCCCGTACTTGTTTTGCGTGGAGTGAATAGACCAATTTGACTTCCAGCCCACCCCGGAATCCATCCCGGAAATAAAAATAATGCGGTGTATCGAATTTGAATGCGAAACAAAGCATTTTTGCATTGACCGCTCATCACATTTTTATGTATCAAAAATAAATTTTTCATTTAGATTTACTCCTGCAAAAACATTTCCATTTATTTGGTGCGCCGCAATATGGGCACTCTTTTGTTGTCATCTCTTACTCCTAAAACTTCACTGTACTTTTAACGTACTGCTTTGGGTATTGGGGTTTACCCTTGAATCAATCAGCTTTAGCGCCTGCTCGGACACGTTAAAAGCGATCTTTGGCCCACCTTCACCGCCTTCCATCAATACGCGCTTTGCTTTCTCAATGTCGCCAACCAGTGCAGGCCGTGGCAATGGTCGCCCATATTTCAGATACTCGGAGTCTGGGGAGCGATCACCGCCTAGGCGCTTTGGGTATTCAAACTCGCGGCGTTCCGTGTAGGTCTTATGGGCTTGGCAGAATCGGTGCTGCAAATAGCTCAACTCCGCAACTTCACCACGGCAAACCTTTGTCCATCCTCCACAATCCACAATCGCGGCATGGATAGCAGGGTCATCAAAAACAACATCTTGATAAGCCCCTACCGCACTGATTGCCCCTAGCACCTTTCCCCATGCAATGCCAGCGCGATCTGTTGAAGTGCCTTCAAGCTGTCTAACAATGTCCGCAACCTTTGGCGCATAAACCCCACGCTCGGCGTCTTTAGCATGCTGGTTCATAGCTTTGGCAATCTGCTCAAAATCAAAAGACTTGCAAGCATCCCACCACAAATCTAAAGTAAACCGGCTAAGGTCTTTTGTGTAATAGGCCATCACATCGGCCAGCAGTTGACTAAATTGCGCTTTATCACTTGGCTTCATAAACATCTCCTTGAGCTGCCCATTCAGCAGCAATTGAACGTCCTTTGTCCTCTAGCAACTCTTGCTTGTTTTTCCTTGATGGCGCACCTAATGGCGGTAGTGCTTTTGCCAGCCACTCCAAAGGCTGCAACGGCTTGGCCTTCACACAATCCCGCAGAGCGTTTACCAGTGCATCGTCCCCGTGAGACTTGCGAAGTCCACCTAGGAACGATCTAGCCTGTTTGTCAGGTGTTCCAGCATTGGTTAACAAAGGAACCCCGTAACCAAAAATAATCTCATCGGGAGTAAGCGGCGCTTTTGCGCCTGTAGCTTTAGCTACAGAATTGTGTTCTGTGTCTTGTGTTATGGGTAATGTGTTATGTGTAGCATTGCCTTCGCTATGCGTTCGCATTGCCTTCGCTTCCTTATCCCATCGCTTTTTGGCACTTTCGGCAGCTTTGGCAGACTTCTCGCCTGTTTTGGCTATTTCCTTGTCTGCTCGACCATGTGTCCATCCGTCTCCAGTGCGAATGAAATACTCTTGCAGTACGGTCGCAATGCAATCGGTATGCGAACGCATGCGAATCTGGCGTGATGTTTCGCCAATGTCTAGCGGGATAGGGGTTTCGTGTAGGTAGTACCAATCGAGCAAACGTCGATAGGCCAAATCTTCCATTTCAGAAAGATGCTCTGTGTGACTTTTGTAGTCACCAATATTGAATTGGTAGTAGTGCATTTAAAGCCCAACACCTTTAATCACAGACAAGGCTTTTTCTCTTGCTTCTGATGCACCTTCAATAGTTTTAAAAAAACCAAGATGAAGCTGGATTCTTGCTTGCCATCTATTTCTTGGTTTGTTGAAGTAAACACCAGAAACTCCAGACTCTGATGAAAACTTTCTATTTTTTTGGTTCTCTTCCGAGGTCACATCTCGCAAATTTGAAATTCTGTTATCAGTTTTGTCTCTATTTATATGGTCAATCTCGCCATTGGGATCAACTCCATAAACCATTTTCCAAACAATTCTGTGAATAAAAAAATGTGAGCCATTCACACAAACCTTTCTATAACCCCTATGGTTTGTGTATCCAGCAATGTCACCAGCAGAAAAACGGCCAGAATTTTTTCTGTATTTCAAAATACCAGTTTTTTCGCAATAGGTAAATTTTTCAAGCAAAAAAAGTAATGAAGGAGTTGCTTTTGAAGACATAAAAACCCAATAAAAAAAGGGCTTCACCTGCACACTCATCCTTTCGGAAGTTGGTCGAACGGGGCAGTCCCGCCAGTGTGCATGTGAAACCCTACTACCTAAATCCCGACCAAGGGATGACTACATTTTACCCGATTACGCCTTTTTAGTCACTACCCGATAGACATAAAACCAGCGCCCGTTATCGGGGTAACGCTTGGATTTGGTTAGCTCCTCACGCCATGTAAGTTGTTCACTTATGCGCTTCCAAGGGCAGGTTGATAGCCCCGCATGTTGTAGCTCAAGGGTGGACATGCCGCGCTTTTTAAGCAGGGCAATCAGTTTGCGGCCTTGGGTGGTTTTCATTTCTTCATGCTCCATAAAAAGTAGATGAGTGTGAATGCAGCAACAGAAAACACCATGCCAATGTCACCATAAGCACGGCCTATAAATCCAGATATGACACCAGCAATAATCGCAGTAGCCCAAAAGGTTGAATTTTTCATGCTGTCACCTTATGAAAAACACCTTGCGCATCAAGATAACCCTTGCGGTCTTTGATCTGCTCATAGGCAGCGTCTAGGCAGGTTACAAGGTCAAGATCAGCCGTAGCGCACCCGATAATCAGAGTAACCAGAATATCGCCGTATGCGTCAATCTGAGCGGCTCTGTCGCCTTTGTGGATGGCTTCTAGTAGCTCTGTCACTTCCTCCAGCGTTTTAATGGCCTGCGCCATGTTGTTGGAGTTTTGGACGATGCCCCTAGCCTCGCCCCAAGTAATTACTTTCAGTTCTGTTTGTGCGTAGCTCATGATTGCTCCTTGTTAAACAATGATTCCTGCTCTTGCTTGGGTGGCTCGGGTGCAAATAGCTGCCCCTGAGCGACTGCTTGCTCTATGCGCTTGCAGGCGATGTCAAAATATTTAGGCTCGCGCTCAATGCCGATGAAGGATCGGCCTAGCTGGATTGCGGCTACTCCTGTAGTACCGCTGCCCATGAAGGGGTCTAGGATGGTTTGTGGCGCGTTTTTGCATATCTCAATGCACCAGCGCATCAATTCAACGGGTTTTTGCGTTGGGTGTTCATCGCCCTTGTTTTTCTTGAAGTGGCTGAATTGACGGAGTGCGCGGTGCTGGCTAGTCCATGCAAGTTCACCGTCTGCAAAGTCGCCACCCATGCGCTTTTCCCAATAGAGCCAACCCATAGTTGCGGGAAGGTAGTCAGCAAAATAATTGCCGCCCCAATAGATGCGAACATCGCCTGCAGCTTCTAAGCTGTCAAAAATTAGCTTCTCGGGTCTGCAGTTGTCCCATCCAAGTTTTTCGCCATTGGTGTACTTCTTGCCGCGAGTGCGTTGCGCCCCACCGTCTTGACCAATCCCATAAGGCGGGTCAGTAATCACCGCGTCCACCTTTGGCAGCGTTGGCAGCACTTCCATGCAGTCGCCAAGGTAAAGTTTGGCGTTTCCAATAACTACGGGTTCCATTTAGCACTGTACTCCGCGACTTTTGATATGGCTGTGGTCAGAGCCGGGGCGGTAGTATTGGTCAGTCTCGCCCTTGTAAGTGCCTTTGCCCACAACGTAATGACGAATCCCCGCTGTGTTGTTCTGGTCGAGTGCTTGTCGGCCCATAACAGTAATGTGGTATGCGCCCTCGGCCTCAAAACAGTAGCCAGCTTCTACCAACTGAGTGAGCCAGTTAGACAGCACATCAGGATGCAAGGGCGAGTTGTACGCACCAGAGGTGAAGTGCATAGGGCGGCGGGGTGCTTGTGCGATAGAAGTGAGCATTCGGCGCAGACGTTCATTGAGTTTCATAGTGACTCCGTGGTTAAAGAAGGCTGAATCATTGCACAGTTCGGCGGTCTTGCAACCTAGGGTTTGTACCTATGTTCAGGATGTGATTTGTGCTAGACAATGAAGTTTCTTTAACCAAGGAGAGAAAAGTGAGCATTGATAATTTGACTTTTGGCGAACTGAAACAAATCGCGGCCATGTTCGCAGGCCAGCAATCTACAGCAAAACCAGCCAATCCGGTGGTTGGCGAATACTGCATCGCACGATGCTATTCTGCTGGAGTCCATGCCGGTGAGGTGGTTAGTGTTGACGGAGAAAACGTAGTGCTGAAAAACTCTCGGCGCTTGTGGTCTTGGAAGGCGCAAGATGGCATTGCACTGTCGGGTGTTGCTCAGTACGGGATTAAATCCGAGTGCAAGATAGACGTAAATAATCCAATCATTTATTTGACTGGCGTTTGCGAGTTGATTCCTTGCACAAACAAAGCAAAGGAGTCAATCAATGCCTAAAAATGTATTTAGAGATGGATACGGCTCCGGCGACGGAGACGGAGACGGCTCCGGCTCCGGCTCAGGCTCAGGCTACGGCTACGGCTACGGCTCAGGCTACGGCTACGGCTCAGGCTACGGCTCAGGCTACGGCTCCGGCTACGGCTACGGCTCAGGCTACGGCTACGGCTCCGGCTCAGGCTCCGGCTCCGGCTACGGCTACGGCTACGGCTACGGCTCCGGCTCAGGCTACGGCTACGGCTACGGCTCCGGCGACGGCTCCGGCTCCGGCTAATCGTCATCTTTGTATGGGTGACAAACCAAAGGCTCCACACGGGGCCTTTTTCAATCGCAACCTAGGGTTTCCCCTAATACACAGCATCAAATTTCTGCTAGACAATTCACCACATCAACAAACCGGAGCGATAAATGCACCTAGACACCATCAACAAAACCTTTGCAGCAATCGGCAAAGTGCCGTTTTCTTCCTTGAGCCTGCCTTACATCAGCTACCGCAAAAACATCGGCGGCGCGTTGGGCAAATACGAAATCAAAGAAGTGTTTGAGGACTACGGTAACGAAACAACCGCACATGCTGCATTTGTGGCGATGCTGGAAAAAAGTGAGTGCCCACTGGTGAAAGCTTACATTCAAACGGTAAAGGCTTGCTTTGTGGCGCAGAACTTGGAAGAGCTGGAAGTTTTTACGGAGGAATCAAAATGAAAGATCAAAAACTGACTAATTGGTATCCCGCAAACATTAAGCCGGTGCGCAAAGGTGTTTATCAAACAATGGAGCCGGATGGCACTATGTTTTTCAATTTGTTTGATGGTGAAAACTGGCATTACGGCAACTTTGCTTGTGAGATGCCTAGGTCACTTTGTGTTTTGCCTGCGCGTCTTTTGACTCAATGGAGGGGAATTACAAAATGAAATACATCCGCCAGTATCTGATCTACCGCCGCGCCGGTTTCACGGTGCTTAACTCTCTGAAACGTGCTTACAAGGTGTGGAAATGACTAATAAAGCATTATGGGATAGCGTCAAGGTTACAGACCCAAGTGCAGTAAAGCCAATTACAGGCAAAAGCTACAAGGGAGACAGCCCTAACCCTTACTGGTTGATTGAACGCGCTACAGACGTATTTGGCCCTATTGGTATCGGCTGGGGTGTTGTGGTGAAGTCTGAGCGTTTTGAGCGCATGAGCGATACAGACGTTTTGCACGTTGCTGTGGTTTCTGTCTGGTATGTGCATGATGGCGTACGCTCTGAAACCTTTGACCAAATGGGCGGCACAAAAGCAGCTTACATGACAAGCAAAGGCGTATTGATGGTTGATGAGGACGCGGGTAAAAAATCGGTAACAGATGGCATGGTGAAATGTCTATCAATGATTGGCTTTGCTGGTGACATTTTCAGTGGACTTTGGAATGATTCAAAGTATGTTGATTGGGCGCGTGAGCAATATGAACCGCCGCAAAAGAAAGACGCAAAATCACAAGAATTGCAAGAAAAAGCAATCAACATCATTGCGCATGTAAAAGGAGGCAACGCAAAAGACGAAGCCATATCGCTGTCAAAGCTCAATGAAAAAGCATTGAATGCAATTTGGGCTTTGCTTGACGCAGAGACACAAGACAAACTTACAGAGGTATGGCCAGCATGACTGCTCTTTACAACCTTGCCAATCAGTATCTAGAGCTTGCCAATACGCTTGCTAACGGTGATTTTGATGCGGAGACAGTGGCGGACACTATCGAGGCCAGCGGCATTACTGACGATCTGTCAGCAAAGGCGCAAGCCTTGGAATATGTCGCCCGTAGCTCTGAGGCTCACAATGACACAATTGATGCAGAGATTGAGCGGCTAAAAGCGCTCAAGGAACACCGGACAAAGATTGCATCGAATGTGCGTAAGTACATCTACGACAATATGCAGCGCATGGGGATTGAGAAAATTTCTTGTCCACTGTGCGATCTAACCATTGTCAAAAACCCGCCAGCGGTGGAAATGTACGATGCAATGAGCATTCCAGCAGACTACATGCGGCAACCTGAGACACCACCGCCACAACCTGACAAGGTGAAGATTTTGAAAGCACTGAAAGCCGGTGAAGAAGTAACCGGCGCACGACTCACCCAAACCACGCGACTGCGTATTAAATGAAAGGCAAACCATGAGCTACGATACCCCATATACCCCCAAAGACAACAGCGGCGCACTGTTCACCAACGACAAGAAAGAAAAAGACACGCATCCAGACTTCAAAGGCTCTGCGGTCATCAATGGCGTTGAGTACTGGCTGAGTGCTTGGAAGAAAAAAGACAAGAACGGCAAGACGTATCTCAGCACCAGCTATACGCCAAAAGAGCAACCCGCAAGCGTACCGCAACAGGCACCAGCACGGCCAGCACCTAGCCGCCAAGCGCCTGCACCTCGCGGCACTCAGGGCAGCGGGTTCGATGACATGGACAGTGAAATTCCTTGGTAAGCAAGGGTAAACACCTATGGAACCAACATACCAGCGTCTATACACTTTCTTGGAGGACGTTAAAGCTAATGTCCTTCAAGGTAAACCAATCGAGGCATTACGGGCAATTGCTCTTGATGCTCTCTTACTTGCTCAGGAGCTAGAAGATGCACAAACACGATCTGATAGTGATGAGGGCTAGTTTTATCGCTGGCATCTTGTTGGCCTTGGTTTTGATTGCGGGGAAATAATGAACAATTACGAGAAACATGCAGAGCGCGAATTCCGTGCAGCCGGTTGGTTGAATGAAGACGGAACATTCAAAGACGAAATGCAAAAAGCCATTTGTGAGCATGTGATGGCTTTGCTGGACGTGTTTTCGGATGAGGGTCACAGCGGTAGCAGCGCACCGTATGCGATTGACTTGTTTTCAAAGTTGGCGAAGTTTGAGCCTGTTGTTCCGCTATCCGGTGACGATTCCGAATGGAATGAAGTTGGCGAAGGTGTTTATCAAAACAACCGTTGCAGCCACGTTTTTAAAGATAAACGCCGGTTTGACGGAAAGCCCTACGACAGCGATGCAGTGATTTTTTGGGAGTGGTACACAGCAGAGGATGGTGAAAGATTTAAGACATATTTCACTTCGCGTGATAGTGCTCAGCCGATTGAATTTCCATACACACCGGTTCGTCGTTACGAAGAACGAGTTAATGGATAAGCTAGCTGGCCGAATCCGTGACGCGCTGGCGATTGTCGGCGTGTTTGTTGTGATTATTTTGATTGGGTTGCTATGAAGCGCCCACACCATCCAGAAATACGCGATTTACTTAGGCGTCATCCAGAAGGTCTAACACTGAACGAAATAGCAGCAAACCTTGACCGGCTTTCATCCGGAAATAATGCAAGACGCTCTCTTGAATCAATGCCTGACGCTTACATAGACCGCTGGGTTGGGCCTGTTAGGGGGCAATATGTAGCTGTCTGGTGCGTGGTTGTACCACCTGCGCATTGCCCTCATCCAACAGGTCGATTTAAGCCTGAAACCCGGTGGGTTGATAGCTCATACACCAGAGGCCGCACTTTGTTTAGTCGTGAGCAAGTGGCTTTTTTATGAAATGGTGTGCTGTCTGCGGCAAGAAAACCGAAGGGCCGCACCAGATCAAATTCGTGCTAGGCGGTCGGGCTTTGGTGTGTAAGTGGCACGGCTTGGCAAGGTCTGCGCAAAATCTTTTGAAAGGGAATCAATGACAAATTCTAGTCTGATGGACATTCCAGAAAAAGAATGGCGAAAAAAGTTTCTAAACTGGGTTCGTCGTGATCTGCGCGAGATTAAAAAGTGGGAGCGTGAATACAAGAAAAAAGAACTTTTAAATGCTCAATTAGAAGCGTCAAAAGAAGTTGAATCATTTTTTTCTAAGTATCCTGACGCCGCAAAACTTAGGAGAAAGATGGCTCGATTGCTAGAGTCTGGTGAGGCCCAAACACTTTTGCAGGCATATGCAATGGTTAAATTAAAGCAATCTCAGCCTCGCGCCGAATCGTCAGCCCCCTAAGCACACGGCCACCCGCTTTATTCCATTTGCGGAGTTCAGTGGGCACGGCTTCCCAATCGCCTGCGTTTACCCTGCGACGAAGGGTTGACGCCTTGAGGTTGCCGCCTCCGAGGTTGAATGTGAAGTCAATCAGTGCGGCGACTCTTTCGGGCGTGTCTATCTTCGGGCATAGGCGCATCACTGTCGGTATGTACTTTGTCCGCACCATCCACAAAAGCAATTCCTCTGCGCGTTCTTTTGTGATTCTCGGGTCAGTCATCTTTACCGGTGCGCCGCCTTCGTAGTAGGTAGCCCCGTAACCAATCGTAGGCACTCCAGCGGGGCAAAGGTAAGGGGTAAGGTACAAGCCCTCAAACCTACGCGCTAGAGCGGCTGCAATTTCGATTGAAGTCATTTGCCGCGCTTGAATAGTGAGCGGTCAGCCAGATAAATACCGAGGGCAGCGCCTGCAATGGATAGCGCGGTTTCGCTGATGACAATAACGCCAAATTCGTTAAAGGTAATCATCACAATCGCCCATGTAGCAACGGCAGGGCGAATTGTTGAGTTCCATGCGTCAACCCAAATGATGCCAGTTTTAACCGCTGTGGCTTTAACGGCTTCTAGCCATCCTTGCGCCTCAATTTCACCAATAGCTGATTCCGCTTGGACTTGAATCGTTTTCACGCCTAGTTCAGCTTGTACGGTAATGGCTTTGAGGTTGCGCTCATGCTGGGCAGCGTCTAGCTCTGCTTGTAGCCTCATGCGCTCTGTTTCTTGCTGGTGATCTTGCTTTTTGTTTAGATAGGCGATGACTTCGCCAAAAATCATGCGAAAAACATTGCCACCAAGGAAAGAAAACAGAGCGGTAATCATTTGTCAGCCTTTCGTGCTAGTCCTTCGTGAATCGCTCCCAGCATCTCTACGTGTCGATCTTCGGAGCGTCTGGCATGTTCTTCCAGCTTGTCAAATATTTTAGCGATGTGCCCCCGCTGGGTTTCCATCTCGTTCATCAATCGGCTATCTTCTTCACGGGCGAATTTGATAGCATCGTTTACTCGGTAGTCAACATGTTCCATGAGCTTGTCATTCAGTCGGCTGGCTCCCTGAGATGACGATTCTTTTAGCTTTTCATGCGCTTCTCTGAGCGCCTTATGCTCGGCTTCATTGTGATTCCATGCCCACGCAGCTACACCGGCAAGGGGTACTAGAACCCAGTCCTTTATGAGTTCTAGCATTGATGGTTCTACGTTCATCTTCTACCCTTCAATTTATCGGAGTTCAAATGTTGTGCGCGATGCAATATTAGTGTCGGTAAGCGTGTAATACGCTCCATCAGGAATCAATATCAATCCTGTGTACGATACTCCAGCAGAAGTAACAACTACGTTCATTGCTACACCTTGGATATTAATGGCAACTTGTCCAATGCCAGATACACCAGCGCCAGTTACTTGCAACAGTATGGGTTTTCCAGTATTGTTGTAATAAGTCGTTCCACTGTTGCGGGTGACAGCCTGCCAAGTCTGCCCATAACCAAGCGATGACATGGCATTTATTGCCTGCCCACCCTTACCTTGAATAAGAGAAGGAGCGGATGCCCATGTTCCGGCAGTAGCTTGGGTTGATTCAATAAAACCAACGACCCGATAAGGAACGTTTATTCGTGAGGTAGTGGAGTAAATGACACTGGCAGAATCTGCGGCCCCTACGCCACCTTCGGCAGTGGTGCTAATCAATCCGGTTTCTGATAAATCATTTCCACCAGCAATATTTACCGCTGCGAGTTCAAGCGTTCCGGCATTATCAATAGCCAAAACAGCAATCCGAGACAAAATGCCGCTGTTTGTTCCAAGGGTTGATCCGCTAGAAATTACCAAATTGATAGCAGAAGTAATAGCGCGGGTGTTAACGGTTCCGCTGGTTAACGATGAACTACGAAAATCCAAAGTCGTAGGGTTGAGCGTTATGGTCAGCGCGTTTGTCGCAACCGATGCGGTAATGGGCTGGATTTTGTCGCCCAAATTTGTGCCGCTGATTGCCGTGGTCAATCCGTTAATGCTGGTGATGTCGCTATTTGCGCCTGCCGTAGCAGACAAGCCGCTTGCGCGTTGATAGTGGATCACCTGCCATCCGTCAGCGGTTCCGCTTGTGGTGGACTTAGGAACCACAATACAGAAATCATTAGCAGCAGTCGTGACGTTAGCAGCGCCGGGGATTACTAGCGTTGTCGCGTCATACGTCAAAATTAATACGCCGGTAAATTTCAACATTTTAGGGCCGTTGTAATTCGTGCCCAACGAGGTAATTGTGGTCGTGCCGGTGACGTTCAAAAAATTGGTACGCTGTGCGCCAATATCCACGGTAGACGCAGATGCAATGTCAGTCGGTGCGCCTTGGCTAAATAGCTGTTCAAATCGGAGCGAATCGCCATCAGTAGAACCAGCAGACAAACCCGTTAATTTGTTGTTTCCGGCTGGTAGGTTTCCGGTCAGTGTGGTTTGTCCGTCTTTGGATACTGATTGAGTGAGCGCGGAGGCAATATCTGCAAGGGTGTTATTGGCCCATGTAGAGCTAATGGTCGTGCCGGTAGTTACTGGATTGCCAGTCGCTAGGTTATATGTGCCTGAGCCGTTTCGCATTTTTGCCCCTTACTTGAGGAATGTTAGTTTGTAGATTGTAGAAAGATATAGGCCCACAATCTCATCAATGATGTTATTGAGTGGCGTATCTTCTTTTGGCACGAATGAGCGTGTTTCTTCAATCACTTCTAGGTGTACTTTCAAAGTCTTGAGAATGTCGCTTTTGGGCGTTTTCATGTCTGGAATGTCGCCAATCTTTTCGCCTTTGCGCCCCATCCATGCTTCGGCAAATTTATCAGCGAGGTCAATCACTCCGTCATAAAATGCGTTCAATGCCATGTGCTGCGAAAAACTGTCGGTATTTAGGTGCGCTTTGTGCGCAACGTCACGACTGAGAAACAGCAGGGCGATAAACTCTTGAGGGGATGATTTCATATGACGCCTAGTGAAGTATTGGTCTTGTCGCTATTGGTCAAACCGTTTTTAATACTTGCGGTTTTGTCTTTGCTTGTATGTGTGCGGTTTGCGTTCATTCGGTTTTTTCCAGAAGGCAAGATTAAAAAAATCCTATTGCATCGCATTAGCTGACAATCCCAAAACTACGGATTGTGGCAATGCTCGGATAATCTTTTGTCGCTGAGTGGGTTCAATCCGCATTAGCTCCTTTTCAATCAATTGAGCTACGCCCTGCGGGTTGTTTGCCAGCATGTCATCCAGCTTGCCCAGCATCTGCGCGTTGATCTTATCGCCCACCATAGAGCCGATAGCAGACGCGCCCTTAGTCGCCAGATTGACGCCGGGGATATGTCCTGCAATCTCAAGAATGCGCGATGTAATCGGGGCCTCGTTTGCGAAGTGCTGGGAAACCATCTCACCCTGAGCCAATCGCCGCGCAGTGGGAGAGCCTGAACCCATGCCACGTTTCAAAGCCTCAGCTATGCGGCTTGCATCAGATGTGACATTCTGCACCGTTCCGAGTTGCTCAGGCGATAAGATAGAACCCATCTTCGCGCCTTCAAAGCCCGTGGCTAGTCGTGCTACTGCATCAGGGTCTTGCATGGCTTTAGCCAAAGATGCGTAGTTCAGACTAGCAGGCATATCGTCTGCGGTAGCAGGGATTAGTTTTTTGGATAATGCTTCGCCTACTTGCATTTGGTTAATAGGCTGGCTTAACTTCTGATACGACTGACGCGCAGCTTCGTATTCTGGGCTGATTTGGGACATGCCTTCTAGCAAGTCTTTTTGCAGCGTTGAATATGCCCTTGCCATCTCATTGTCGCCAGATCGTACAGCCGTGCCAATCTTGCTATCAATGGCTTTTTTAACCCAATGCATACCCTGAATAGAGCTTTCATTGTCCATACTGGTGCCGCCAATCTTTGCAAGCTCACGCGCACGGGCGAGAATGTCCTCGGGTATGCGTTGCATGAAATTAGCGATATTTTGTTGCGCGGCAGGCTCCAACGATGCGGGGTCAATCCCTTTCATTCGTGCAGCACCGTACAAAGAGTTAGCGGAGCCTTCACGCGCCGCTTGCGCTGTTGCCATAGCCTCGGGAGTTCCTGCAACGCCTCGAAGTGCGTCTGCCAAAGCTGTGCGGTTTGTTTGTCCAATACGCGCCAATTCACCGCTAGGCATTTGACTACGGATTGCGTCTTCTAGTGCGGCCAATCCTTCATTGCGGCTGACCGTGCCTGCGGATAGCTTTACGCCTTGAGTTGCAGCACCTTGACCGCGCAATGCCTTTGCAATCTCTTGCGCTTTGTCTCCAGCAGCACGGGTTAGCGCACCACCCATAACGCGATTTTGACCGGCTAGGGGGTCATACAAAGCGGCCTTAGCGGCCTTGCCTACATTCATCAAGGCGGGAAGTGCAGCGCCAGCAGCGCCACCCATAGCCATATTACTTAGGCGGCTTTCATCAGTTCCAACGGGTTGCAATCCACCTAACGCAGCGCCTACGGCAGCACCACCCGTAACAGTGTTAACGCCCGGAATAAAAGCCGTTGGGAGCGTTGCGGCCACGTTTCCAGCCACGTTACCTGCTACCCCTGCGCCGGTCTGCATCAATGCTTGATCGCGCTGCCTAGCGGCGTCTACGTCTTCCTTTGAGACAAGCCCCATGAGTTGACCAACACCACGGCCAACATCAGTAAAACCCTTACCCATACCGGCAAAGAATTTTTCAGTGCCAGACATGCCTTCTGTTGGAGAGTATTTCTCACGATCTGCGGCAAGGTCTGCGGCTTTCTTTTGCCCCATTTGCTCAAACTGTTGTTTGGCATAGGACAAAACCTGCTCCTGAGACGCACCATCAGGCGCGTTAATCTCAAAGGTCTTGCCCTCAGGGGATGTGATGCGGTACTTTGGCATTATTGAACGGGAGCAATGCTCCATCCTGCATTAGGTTGACCTTCCCATGACCCCGTAGCGCCGCCAGTTCCAGCATATCGGCCTTGAATCTCACGAATGGTGCGCAATGCTGCCTTTTTGGTTTCTCGCGGCACGGACGGGTCACCGATTTGGCCTGCCATTTGGCGATAAAGTAAAACGTCTTTATCAGACTGAGGGCCTGACATTTTTGGCATTTTCGCCACCAAGTCGCCTTCAATAGCTTTCAACTGTGCGCCAGCTTGTGCGCCGGATGTGGATTTACCAAAGAATCCAGCAGTGGCATCAATCGCGCTACCAATGCCGCTACCAGTTGCCTTATCAATGAGCTTTTCAGCCATATCAATAGCTGCGATGGCGTCTTTGGCGTCTTGCGCTTTTTGGTTGGTGTTAGTCGCGCCCTTTGCCCCTACGGGTTGTCCTGTAGGGCCAACAATAGGCACTGCTTTACCGCCTACCAATTGCATCGGGCCTGTGTCAGTCTGGATGATCTGCGCTTGCTGGGGTTGACGCAACGAAGCTGCCAGCCGTGCCATGCTTGCTTGCTGTGCGCGGTTTGCCTCTGCATTTTGGCGCTGGAATTCAAGCTGATTTGCTTGCATTTCCCGTTGGGCTTGTAGGCGCTCTTGCATCGTAGAACGGGCATCCTCTGCGCGTTGCTTCAACACTTCCATTTGCTGCGCGTGTGCGGCTTCTCGGGCGTCTTTGCGCTCTTGTTGTTGAGCGGCGATCTGAGGCAGTTGAATCATGCCTTGTGTGCCCATTTGTTGTAGGGCTGGGATACCTGATTCAATCAGCGAAGCATATGCGCCTTGCATGTCGGGTTTGCGCTGTGCAATCTGAGGTTGTGCGCCGATCTGCATCTCAGGTGGGAGAGCATCGTTTACCAGATTGGTAGCGCCGGTTCCTGCTTGGCTAGGGTTAGAGAGTTGTCCGAACGTTTTGAGCGCGTTAGACATCATCTCTTGGCGCTTAGCGCCTAGGTCTTTTAGTTCCTGCTCTGCGCCCTTGCGTTGATCTGCGCCGATCTTCGCGCGGAGAATATCAGCCAGTCCCGCTAGCGGATTAAACGAAACAAAATGATTGCCTACCATGCGGCCTTGCTCGGCAGTAGGGTTTTGCAGCGCTTCCGCAAACTTCATGCGGCGCTGAATTTCCTCTTGCTGCGCGTCTAAGGCTCCGGGGGCCATTAGTACATTTGCCATGTTTATTTTCCTGCGTAGGCGCTACCCAAACCAAACAACCCACTGAGAGCGCTAGAGCCAAAAGCATTATTGGCGTTTGTCGCGCCTAAATTGGCGTTGTAGCCTGCTTGTGTAGCTCCGGTGTAATCGGGGCCGCTGGTCGTGGCTTGTTGGTTGTAGCTGCTAAAAGTGGGGTTTGTCACCTGAGAGCCAGAGCGCAGAGCATTCAGGTTGTTCAAGTCGCGGGAGTTGAAATACTGTTGCTCTTGAATGCCTTGTTGTCGGGCTTGCTGGCCTACGCTGATGCCTTGGAGTGCGGCCTGTGAGGTTGCATCGTTTTGCTGGCGTGTAAGGTCGTCCATTGCGTTTTTCCACGCTTCGGTTCCTCGTCCGATACCTTGGTTTGCCATTTGTGTTTCTAATGCGGCTTGCTTTTGCTGCATTTGAGGCTGTAGGCGGCGCATGATGGCGTCTTGCGCAGTTTCACCAGCGTTAATCGCGGAAGGGGTCAGCGCAGCATCGTTCCATCCCTGAGCTTGTTGATTGGCAACACCTTGCATGGCGTTGCTTTGCAATCCAGCCAATCCAAGGGCAGAGGCGTTGTCAGCGTTCAGCAGTTGCTGTCCAGTGTTGGACAGGTTCATATACTGCGACCATGTGCCGTTAGGATTCTCTGTGTACTCTAGAGAACCATAAGGCGTGTACTGATTTACACGGTTAGCTCGGGTAGCTTGTTGGGCAGCGGCTAGGTTTCCTGCGGCTGTGGCTTGTGCGGCTCCGCTGTAATCGGGTGTAGCGGGGGCACTTTGAATGCCAAAAATATCTTTTACTGCGTTCATAGATTCTTCACTCCAACAGTTGCCACTTCGGTATAACCATGCGTCTTAATCCAGCCTTTGCGCCCACAGTACGAGATGATTTCGTACCCTTCGGATTTACCATAGTTTTCTGCCTGTTGAGCCAGAACGTCTATTTCATCCATTATGCCAGCGGCAAGCCAGATTAACAGTGCTTTTTTACCTAGCATGAATCCTTTGTTAACAACCAAAACCGATTGCTCGGATTCAAACAAAATATAGTCCTGCGACTTCACCAATTCCCACGGGATAGGAGCCAGTGATTCATTAACCAAAGGTTCCAACAAGTGACGCCATTTATCAATCAAAGAATAGCCCCTGCTTCATAAACAATATCAGTAGAAACCCAGCGCACATCGATACCTTGCGATGCAATACGCATTTGGGGCGCACCGTAATAACCTACGCCTGAGATGCCCTGCCAGCTTTGGTAAACAGAGAAGTCACCGCCCCATGTAGCTGCGTCCCATTTTGACGTGTCCCATACCGCCGAAGAACTTGGAGTAAACGAAAGACTGCTATATGCGGCGTCTAAGTTGAAGTCCACGTTCATCGAAATGGAAACAGTGGGAGTGCCGTTGCTCCGAATAATCGGGCGGCTCATTGTCCAGCGTTTCAGGTTTGCGGGGTTGCCGTAAGTGTTGAATGAGGAAATGCAAACACCGTTGATGTTTGAATCATGGTCAATATAACCATTCCACGCCTTACCGACATACCCATTTCCGCCAAAATAAGGCGCGTCTTGGAATAGCTCCCAGCAGTTAGCGCCCCAGCCGGTAAACCTGCACCATGATTTAGAAATGGTGTTCATTACATACTGCTCTTGTCCACTGCCCTCGGCAATCGGGACATTCAGAAACAGCATGTTTTCAGGTGCGAAGTAAAGCACTGACCACCCAAAGTTTCCAGCGTAAACCGACACAGCGCTAGAAACGGCAAATTGAATTTTGTCAGTCAGTGCGACACGGGGATTCACTCGGGAAGATTGGAGAGAGCCAGAGAGGGGAACTAGGCCATCCTGAGAGATGTACAGAAGGTCGCCAGCAAGTTTGTAGAGGCAACGATTGCCTACGGGTGAACCAAGTGACCAAACGCCCTTGAGCGCCCATGTAGTGATGCTGGAGGGGTCTGTGCCTTGGTAGATGATGATTTCGCCCTGAGAGGTCACTATGACATAGTAGTCATCAACCCCAGTGCCTGCGTCAATCGTCCACGTTGCGTGAGCCACGATATACCCGCCACGCTGTGCAACGGCTGAAACGTCAACAGAGGCCGCAGCACCACCGATGGAGACAGCGGGAAGATACCAAGTGCGAAGGGTATTTTCTTCGGTAAACCACAGCCGATTTTTAAACACAATCGGGTTGTTTAGCTTGGTCGTGGTTACACCAGTGATAGCGGGAGTTGATGCGCCATCAATAGAAGTCCAGTTTGTGCCGTCATACAGTTGGGGTTTGTCCACCCCGTTAGCGGCGTAAAGAAAGTTCCCGCCAGCCGTGGCGATATTGGTCGTATTCCAGCGGGAGTTAGTTTTACCGGAGACAACAGCAGCACCTACCGCGCCAGCCGTGGTTACTTCGTAGAAGTTACCACCAGCAATGGCAAAGAGTTTTTCAGCAACTCCACCCGTGTAAGCGAATACGCTTTCCACTTGACCTGTAATGCCCGTGGCGTGTTTCGTGTAGCCCTTACGAAGCATGCATTCAGTGGTCAGCGGGAAAATGTTTTCCATTACCACCGCATCCTCGGGCGGCATCGTAGCCAGAGAATCACGCGCATTCCACCCGCCTACCGGAGAGGCGAGGGAAATGGAATTAGATACCGCTTGGCGTTTGCCTTTGGTTCGTGCGGCTTGCCTCATTTGGGAACCTTCATCATGAACATAGGCAAAACACCGCCGATAGCCTCACCAATGTATTTAGGTGCGCCATCTACGGGAACTGTCAATCCTTGCTCTTGCATCCATGCGCCACCGCCTACTGCGTTCTCTGGGATGGGCAATCCAGCTTTACGGAGTGCAGCGGCTAATAGATCAACAGGTGCAGATACGTTAGATGCGACTGCGTTAGATGCGCCCTGTGTTGTGTCGCGCAGAGCTTGGGCTAGTTGTTTTGCGTCCATTACACATTCCAAGAACCAGAAGGGACAACAATGCCGGGGAATATGTCGTATTTAGTGTTAGACAAATTCAGCCAATCCTTAGAGCCGTCTTTGCCCATTGCGTCCATAACTCGGCGCTCATAGGTGTTGAAATCTTCGGCATATTCAAAGCCTTTAAGTTTCTTCCAGCGCCAGATAGTACCTAGCGTTAAAAGTATCCATTCGAGGCGAGGAATATTTGTATCGTTCGCAAACTCTTCATAACCAGTAGCACCGTCAGCAGACGTACACCAGTTACGGGTTGTATATTCAAATACGCATGTTTGACCAGCAGCAGGTGTCGGATACATGCGCAGATGACCGCCTTGCACTCGGAAGTTACTCCAAGGGCCGTTGATGGCAAAGGCTTTGTTTTGCTGCCATCCTTGCGGGGTTTTGGGGCCATATACCGGCCTGCGCAGTGAACGATTCCAAATGGTATCGTTGATGATGTACCCAAGGCCCGGAGCGATTGTCTCCATCAAACCTTGGTCTTCTTGCGCTAGGGTCGTGTATGTCGCCTCGGTCTGGAGCGCAGTCCATTCATGACGTGCGGCGAGTTCCTGCCCTTCTTCGTTCAGCAAAGCAAGAATATTGATAATCTGCTTATCAGTGTTGCCTACAGCTTGATTAGGTACATCAAGCGATAAGCGCCCACATATTGATTGAACGATAGAAAGGCAGGTTGCCATTTTTACTCCACAGTTTCTGTTTTAGGTTTACGCCCGCGCTTAACCTGTAGAGGTTCGCCTGTATTATCCCCGATTTTCTCCAATTGAGATAGGCGTTCAGTCAGTTCGGCAATCTGGCGTTTGAGTGCTTCGTTTTCGGCGTTAACAGAGCTTTGGCCCTTCAGCCATTCACGGGCTTTCTCGCGCAGTTCACGCCCACCCATGCCATAACCGCGCATAGCGTCTTCGGTCATCGCGGCCACGTCTTCAATGGTCAAGACACGGATAGAAATGAAGTTCTCGGCTTGTGCTGGAGACAAAACCGGCCACTCTTTAACAGATGTGCCATCAAGAGGAATGTCTTGGCCTTCTTTCCAAGCCTTGAACTTGTTGTGAAAACCGTCAATCCACTCTTGGGGATAGGCATCAGCAGCACCGTTTACCGCTTTGATTTTGAGCATATTGAGCCAGTCAGTTGCCACTCGTTCAACTTGGTCTTTGGAGCCGGGTTGCATAATAAATGCATAGTCCACGTCTTTAGTGACGCGGCGGCCTAGTTCTTGGGATTTCAGTTTGTCGTGAACGGCAATGCGTTTAAATTCTACAAACGGGGGTCGTGCTTGGTGAAGTTCCATCTCTGCTCCTGTTTAGGATTCCATTACGGTACGCACTGATTAGTACGCACTGGAATAGAAGGGGGCCGAAGCCCCCATCAATCAAACAATCTGACCCTGCGAAATCGGGTTGTTGATGATCGCTGCACCGTAGCCAGTGTAAGTACCTGTGAGGGTAATCGAACCAGTTGCGGTAGAGTTTTTATCACCAATGGTGCCGATAGCGGAGCCAGTGAAGATTGTGCGGCCATCAGGGGACAAACCAGCTACCACGGTAGAAGCTGGGATACCTGTACCGGATAGCGCCATGCCCAAGAATGCGCCATCGTAACCACCTTGAACCACCACGTTAGGCGAACCCAACACGGTAGAAGCGGTGAAGGTCTTTGTACCGGTAGCGGCAATGCGGTTGCGGGTGTTCAGCAATTGCTTGCCGTTAGCCAGCGTGCCAGCAATACCAGCAGCGGCCACAGCCACAGCGGTATCAGCGGCAACAGTCGCATTGGTTTTGTACACGGTGAAGCCTTCGGTCTGCACCCAGCCATAGGAACCCGAGGGAATGGCGTTCATAGCCACGCCGAAGGGGAAGCCTTGACCAGCGGTAGAAGGCAACAGAGCGCCGTTATAGGCTTCGTCCCACATCACCAGAGAGCCTTTTAGGATGGCTGCACCGGATTTGATGTAGACGAACTTGCCTGTACCCCAATAGTTATCTACTGCGGTAACAGTCATGCCAAGAGGTTGACGTTGCACGGTATCTGGGATAAACCAATCATTGAATGGTTGAGTGCCCAGAGTGGGAGAGATTGCTGCGAACATGATGAAATTCCTTTACGAAAATGTTTATTTGCGTTTAAAGCTAATGCCTACAGACCCAGTTGGCGTAGTGATGGCATCAATCGCACTCCAGCCATTTCTAATGCGTGTATCAACCGTAGTACGGCGAATTTTATAGATAACGCACCAATCGGCAACAATGTTTTTAACCCCATCAATTTCAACGACCACGTTGTTAGACACGTTCCTGTTTTGCTCTGCGTAGGTTGCCCATCGGCAGTTTTCAGGCTCGTACCCTTTATCACCGTCAATTCTGTCAATAGTGTGGCGAGGTGTAGGACATTGGCCCATGTCTGATTTGAAGTTTTCATAACTTTCCCATCTTTCACAAACCTTAATCCCTTTGCCGCCATACTTTTCATAACCTTCGGCTTTTGGGTTTCCACAGCGTTGTCTAATGGCAAGCCAAGTACGATATTCTTTTGTACGAGACTCGCCATGTTTGTAGATTCGCTCGGCATTTAAGCACCCGCAAGATTTGAACTTTTCACGGCGTAAGTCCTGACCATACGCAATAACGGCTTTCCCGCAATCACAAGTACAGTGCCAACGCGCATTAGTGTCCTTTTCACTCTTGTTAGGCGCTCGGCCTGTTACGACAAGCCGAGTGAACCGTTGACCAACCAAATCAATAATCTGCACAATAACTCCTTTACGTTATTGGCAGATTATAGCATCATGGTTTACCCACACCCTGCCGCGCTCTATTTGAGCAGACGAGGTTACCTTGGAATAAAATAGGCACTACTATCGCGTCTTGGTTCACGGAGCGCAGTTCAGGCATGATTTCCATGTTTGCATCGCTGTGAACCACCAGCTCCAAAAAGTCGGTGTTCAGGAAGTACATGTGGTTCGCTGGAATACCAGATGCGGACGAATCGAAGAAAACGTCTGCGGTCTTGTACTTCATCGAGATCATACCGCCCTTACCTTCATCGGCTGGGGCGTAGCGCTTCAAGCTGGATTGGCTGGCTTCGTAGAAGCTGAAATAGTTGGAATCCATGACGATCAAGTCAGGGGTATCGTTACCACGGGTACATTGCAGCCACAAAGGCAGCATCATGCCAGCTTCGATAGTGGCAGCGCTGACGGTCACGGAGTTATCCGATGCGTCAAACACTTGGTTTTGCCAGAATGGGAAGGTCGTCGAGTTGATACCACCCACTGTACCGGTGCCAGCGTCAGAGATCAGGGCTTGGATACCGTTGATCTGGTTGACAGCCGTACCATCAGAGTACACGTCACCAGACAGGCCGTTAGCCATCGAGCGTTGTGCGTTCTTGATTTTCGTTTTCACGAAGTTGATGATGCGGTTAGAACCGGAGTTGGTACGAATTTCCAAGCCGGAAGCTGCCACGTTAACGGCAACTTGACGCCACGGGAATTCAGCAGCGGTAATCACATCCACAGCGGAAACGTTTAGCACGTCAAAGCCGGAATAGCGCTGATAGGTGCTGTTTGCAGCGTAGTCGAGAGGCGTCACAATGGACAAACCACCGTCTTCGGTGCGATAGCGGCCTTTTTCAGTCAGGCGACGGAAAAGCGCGTTGTGATTTGATACGTTATCGGCAACTTCTTTTTTGTGGTTGCGATAGGTCGTGCTCACCAGTTCGGTGAAGGTATTGAAGAGGGACGATTGACCGGGAGAGGCCATGATATAACTCCTTTAATTACAGAATGCCCAATTCACGGGCAGTTTCACGGATGGTATCTTCCATACTACCTACGGGCTTTGCACTTGCCATTGTTCCCTTGCGGGTGACATTGACAGAGCTTGCCTGTTTAGCAGCTTGCGCTTTCTGAACGGCGATTGCTTTCCGTTGGGCTTCGGCTTGTTCTTGCTGTTGGGCGAGAACCTTAGCGCGTACCGTTGGGTTAGCGTAAATCGCTTTTTCATAAGCGTCATTGAGGTCGGTAGCCAGTCCAGCCTGTAGTAAGCCAGCCATGTCATCCCTGACATCCTCAAAATGCACCTTGTCCGGTTGACTCTTGAATCTTTCGATTTCGCTGTTAAGCGATTGCTGAGTCTGCCATTCAAGGGCTTGTTTTTGACCTGCAATCCATTGGTCTACTTCGCTTAGTTTGCTCTGTAGTTGATAGGTTACGGGGTCAAAACTCTGTGCGGGTGCCTGCGCTGCTTGTTGCAGGTCAATCCCATAATCGTTAGCCAAGCGTTGCAGCATGGCGGTTTTCTGTTGAGGGCTACCACTGCGCAACATTTGGTCAGCAGTGAATAGCGATTTAATCGCAACGTCTGGCGTCATTCCAGATTGCTGAATGTTCGCCATGTAAGGGGCCAGCGCATTCTGGATGGTTTCTCCAAATGTCGCCTTTTCCCGATACGTTTCTAGCCCTCGGTGCATTTCCTCGCTGCGGCGAATAATCGCGTTCATTGCAGCGGGGTTTTTGGCAATCTCTAGGGCTTCTTCTTTACGAATGCCCAGTCGTTGAAGTTCAGGGGGAACTGTGGCGGGTTGTTCAATAACCGGCTCTACAGTTTCCGCAACTTCGGGGGGCGTTTCTGGTTCAGGCTCAGGCTTTTTAAATCGACCTGAATCATCCCGCGCCACTTCACGGGAGTTAATCTCATCTAGCGTTTGCTGGATGGTTTCATCCATCGTCAGCTCTGGATTTTCAATTTCCTCTGTTGAGAGGTCTTCGTTATCTTCCATTTTCATCCTAAAGGTCTAAATTCGCCCGATACCACCTCGGGGAATTAGAGGCATGTTTCTCAACAGAGGCCGATTACTAGGTGGCTAGTGTGTTAATTATGCGCTATTTGCGTGAGTGAATAAAGAGTTATCTTTGTGCTGAGGGGATTAGTTAGTGACCAGTGCAGCAAGAGCCCCAGACGTGGGGTTCGCCATCAACGGAGAGGATATCCAGCATTCCTTGCGACTCTTGGGCAAGGGCAAACTCATGATCTAGCTGATGCTCACCGTTTCGCGCCCATTCGCCCGTTGAGTTTTTACCGTCAAGGTGCGTACCTGCTGGCACAAAGATGGGGGAACTGACTACGCATTTAGCTACTTTCATTTTCCGGCTCCTATTCCGAGTTTGATCGACCACTCATTTGCAGATGCAAGCGTGAGATTTCCAGCGGCAACGGCTGGCAGGATGGCTTCAGTGAACAGGCGCTTCAGTTGGCCCAAGTACCACCAGCCACCGGCACCCGAGAGAGCGCCACCAGGGGGCGCGGGATTACCGTTTTGCCCTGGCGCATATTCAAGATCAACGGGGCCACCGGCTGTGGCTTCGTCTTGGATGTAATGCCCATAAATCCAGATGTGCTCGCCCCGAGAGATTGCGGCATTGATCTTGGCAATCAGCACGCTTGTTCGTGTGGCAAAGGTGCCGGAATCCATCACCCAGCTACCGAAGTGCAGCGGGTTATCAATTCCAAACTCGTTGATAAACACCATGCCACCTCGGGTAGATCGGCCAAAAGAGATGCCAGCGTCATCACAGACGTTTTGCAGCAAGCCCAACTCGGGAACTGAATTGTTTGGATAAGCCAGAATGTGCGATGCTTTACCCATGCCCGATGCGTTCAGTGCGCGGGTAATGTCACTAAGCTCATGCTTGAGGATGTTGCGGTTTTCTGTTGTGTCACTGCTCAACACCTGAGCCAAGAAGGTGTAAAGGTTGATGGTTCCAGTTGCAGCACCGTCAACACCTGCGGCGGTGTAAGTTGCCGCTGTTGTTGTTGTTGCGGTCAGCTCAAAAACGCCGTTCATGTTTGTAGGCGTTGCACCATTTATGAGCGCTTTGAATCGCTTGCCAATGGTGATGTTGTGAGCAGATGGAAAGGTTGCTGTTACCACGTTGGATGTGCGCGACAGACTAGACAGCACCACACTGCGCCCCACTTCACCGGCTCCATGACTCCATGTGTGATTGATGATGTCCCAGCCGTAGGTATCCTGCAAAGTCTTGAGCCTTCCCCAGACACTAGAACCCGCAGAAATTAGCTCATAGACGTTGGTGAATGTGACGTATGCCTTGGTGCCGTAGCTCTTGAAAAGAGGCCCAAGGGTGTCCACAAAAATGTTATCTGTAGACGATGCGCCCGAAGCATCGAAGCCAAACACACAAACCGGCTTTGCCTTGGCAGATCGGCGCACTTGGTCAATATGCACCACATGGCCGTTCATGTTGGTGAATTGAATCGCCAAGTATTGAATTGGCAAAGCAAAGTTGCAGCCGGTTCCGGCAGTCGTTGTGCTGACGCCAAAGGGCAGATTGCCGCTAGACACTGCGCCAACATCGTCAGCGGCTCGCATCTTTAGCGTGTTCCAGCCTTGGCGAAGGTATGAAGCACCGAACCCCCATTGCCGATAGTTGCTGCCTAGCGGGGTGTCGTTGGACAGATTCACCGCAATGAAGGGGTTTGGCGCAATTTCAGAAAACTCGCCGATCATCTGCTCGATGTAAATGTCGATACTCAGCGATTGGTCATCAGGGTCGGCAGTGATGGAAAGGTTAGGGAAACGCAGCTCCGACAGCGTATTTGCGCCAATGGTTGCCTTGCGCGTGTAGGTGGAGAATCGCGGGCGCTCATTGGCGAGTACGTGCGTCACCGTAGTTGTCCCAACGGTGGTTGTCGCCAAGCAAATGTCTTGCGCTGTGCGGCCATACTTCGACAAAACGCTATCAGCAGGCGGATACATCAGGTCGCGTATCTCAATCACGCCATCTGCGCCGGATAGTTTCTTTCCGGTGAGGGGATCGGTTACCAACGTAGCCATAGTGATGTTGTCACCACCCGCAGAGCTTGTCACAGTAGCAGTAAACGTGCCAGCGGTTGTAACGTCTGCCCAAATCTCTAGTTCAAAGTCAAAACGGGCGTTTTCGGTATATGTAACCGCAGTGCCTGAATATCCTGTTTGCACTACGTTAGGAATTCCACCCCGAATAGGGCGGCGAATAACGTCAAACTTCTTCATCACACCTGTGCCATTTGTCACGGTAATGGTGTAAGTAGCCCCGTTGCCGTTCCCATAAAACCCATAGAGTTTTTGGGTGCCTTTTACTGTTGCGGTATATGAGGCCATGATTATCCTATCGTGTTTTCAAGTTGAGATTTTTTTTCGTCACCAAGACTATGCCAAGCGGCTACGGCTGCACTCTCTAGCGCGTCGTCTTCTGCTTTCTTCTCTGCCATAACCCGATTGTCCGCTACCTTGCGTTCAACGTCCATACCCTCCCACGGGCGGCAGTTATTACGGGCCATATCATCACGGCGCTGTGCGGGTGTATCAATCCATTTTCCGTTAATTGGGGATTGATAAGCAGGCATTACATAAACCGATGCGCTCCGCTGGGGGTAGGCATGCATCATGAGTTTGTCTTTCCAGCCTTGCTCGGGGTCTGCGTAGTATTTGCCGTTAATGTCCAGCCATGCGGACTTGTCACTATCGGAAAACCCCAAACGGGCCTGAATATCATCAAAATCAATCATTTTGTGTCGCTTGGTTAGCTGCTGAGATTTGACTTGCTTGGAGTGTAGTTTGCTGGTTAATTTCCGCAACTTCAATAGCTTGTTGCTTAGTAATATTGGCTAGCAGAATACGGGTTTCTTGGTCTTTGGCTAGGCGCATGGCTTCGCGGCGGTCTTCTGCCTCTTGCCTGAATTGCTCCATCTCGCGCTCATACTGCCATGTGGCTTGCGTTTCCTGAGCTTTGGCTTGTGTCTCTGCTTGATGACGCTGCATTTCGCCCTGCTGCCGAATCTGCTCCACTTGCGCGGAGTTATCGGGCTGTTGCTGCTCTTGCGGGGGTGGTGGAGGCTGTTTGATCTTGTCGATAGCATCCTCTACGGCGTTGCCCATCTTGGCGCGGCGGGTAACAGTCAATAGCATCTCTTTCAATGCTTCGATTGGCAGTGCGCCCATTTGCACGGCAGGCAGGAAACTCTGAATCACTTGGTTCAGTGAGTTCATGGTGTCGCTCAAGCCCTTCATATCGGACTCAATAGACGATGCCACGGTAGAGTCAGTCTCTACATCCACTTTGAACGTGCGCATCTTGTCATCGCGCAGCACTTGGATGATTTCATCCCAGCTCGGAGGAAGTTCGGGCTGTGGCGGGGGCTGTTGGCCGCTCTGTTGCGCCATTGCGGCTTGTTGCTGCCACTGCATCATTGCCTGTTGTTTCTGCTCACCAGTGGGAAAGTTCAGCGAGGTCATGGAGGCCAGTGTCTCGGGCTGGAACTGTTCTCCAATGATTTCCGCTTGCAAACGGATCAAGTCACGAATGAACGTCGCGCAATTGGTTTGCATGCGCTTCAAACGTGCATTACCCCATTGGCTCTTGATCTGTTGCGCTGTGGCTGTCTCGTTAGCGTTTGTGGAGCCTCGGACAATATCTGAGATGCCTGTAATCTCGTAGATGACCTGCTTTGTTGCTTCTCGCTGGAGTTGCAGGATTTGCAAGACTTTAGCGGCCTGCTCAATAGGCATGAACCAGATAGCCTTCTCTAGTCCACCACGCTCCAACAGAGCCGTAACGTTAGCAGCGGGGATTAGGTCGTTGTCCTCACCGCGCATGAGTTCGGATAGTTCGGAGATAGTCGCGTCGTAAATGCCGCGCATCTTCAAACCCTTGACCAAGATGTTAATCCGGCGCGTCACGGTGTCTAGCTCGTCTGCCTGCTCTTTGTAGTACTCAAACAGCGGAATGGGAACAAGCGAACTAGCGTCCTCGATAGCGTACAAGGGCTTAGGAATGGGATAGAAGTTTGTCAGCTTAAGCGGGTCGTCCAAAGTCTTCAGCGGTGCGCTTTTGTAATCCGGTGCGATGAAATACACCTTGCGTTCTTCCTTGTCCCAAATCTCCCATACTTCGGCAGTCTTGAATAGGTCTTTCACATCAGCGTTTTCTTCGCGCTCGATGTCGTCGTCTGCGGCCTTATTTAGCGGGACTTTAGCGCCCACTTCTCCGAACTTGTCCTCTAGTTCATCACGGCTGAGTGCGTGACGGAATCCCACCCAGTTGATGCAGGCCCATTCGTCACCCGTGCCCATGCGGAAGTCTTCCCACGCTACGTGTTCAATAGGCGCTTGCTCCCACTCTAGCTCTTCAACTTCGCCTTCCATGGCCTCGGTAGCGCCTTCCTCTACCTCTGGCACTGGTGTGAGCGAAGGAACGTAACGCACACGGGCCAAGCCACGTCCGGGCAACAGCATGTCCAAGACGCAGCTTGTCACTACGTCATTGAAGTCTGTTGTGTCCATACCGTACTCAATTGACCGGCTCAGAACTTCGCTCACGGCCTTGCCAATCTTGTCCTCATCCGAGATTTACACCGGCTTGGCAATCAGTTCCCCCGCTGGTGCTGTACTGAAGGTGGATTTTGACCCGTTACAGTGGACTAGCGGCGCAACATGGACTTCTACCAAGACCGG